AGATTAAAGATTTATATAATCAATATCCTGATTTAGCTTCTAATTTAAGAAAAAGAACAGCAAATACAAAAGAAATTCAGTATGGTATATTAAAAGATATAAGAGTTAAAAACTTTGATACTTATGTCAAAGAAAGAGGCTTTGATGAAAAACAAATAGAAAAATTTAGAAACAGTGGTACAAGAGCTATATATGCTAGAAATGGTGAAGTAGAAACTATATTTGTATCTAGTGGTAAACTTAATGAAGTCAAAAGTGATTTATTGCACGAGATACAACACGCAATCCAAAGAAGAGAAGGTCATCCTACAGGAGCTGCACCTGAAGACTTTTTATACAATGAAAAAACAGAATTTGGTGCTGCCTATGTAGATTTGGTAGACAACATAGCTAAAGAAAATAAAATTTTAAAAAATGATTTTATTAAAACAGATGGTTATTTAGATAATGTGATGTCTGACACAGATAAAATTTTTGACTCTGCTGTAGAAAAATTAATGCTGATTAAATTTAATAAAACATTTGCTGACGCAAAACAAGGAACAAAACAATTTTATAAACCTATACCTGTGGATCAGTATCCTAAAATAACTGATAGGGGAGAGCTTATAGTTGATTCTACTAAAAATTATGAAAGTTACAATCTCAAAACTGTTAAATTTACATACAATGAAGAGCAAATGCTTAGTAACCTTGTTAAAAATGATGACTTTTTATATTATATAAGTCAACGTCTTGTGTTAGAACGTCAAGTTAGAAATAAAAACATAATGGAAAAACAAGCACATATAATGTATGAAAATGTTATAGGTGAAAAACAAGCTAGAAAAGTACAAAATGACCAAGATATATATGCTCAAAAAGTAAAAGAGGCAAGAGAAAAGGGTGTTTTAAAACCTAATCAAGACTTTGACGCAGAAACTAAAGAAAGAATATTTAGAAGTATAAAGCCTAGCCGATATAATGTGTACAGAGGGCAACCTGATAAGACGTTGGATCAAGACGTTGATATAGTAGCTAACATAAAGGAACAATAATATGCCAAATTTAGAAAAAAGAAAAGAACAAGAAGCCTTTGATCCATTAGAACTAAGAGATATGTTAGTGGAAAAAGGTTTAGTAGGATCTCTTGTTAAAAATTTAACTCGTGATGAGATGAATGCTTTCATTGAAGAATTTAGTAAAATGAAAACAGCAAAAGCTAAAGGTGGCAATATAAGTGGTCAAATGGAAATGTTTGAAGATGGTGGACTCAAAGATGAGGGTAACACAGTAGATCCTGTATCAGGTAATGATGTTCCTCCGGGTTCAACACAAGAAGAAGTAAGAGACGATATACCTGCACAATTAAGTGAAGGTGAGTTTGTATTTCCTGCGGATGTAGTTAGATATATTGGTCTAGAGAAATTGATGATGATGAGACAAGAAGCTAAACAAGGTCTTAAAGCTATGGAAGATATGGGTCAGATGGGTAATAGTGATGAAGCCACAATGCCTGATGATTTACCTTTTGATATGACAGACCTTGACATGGATGAAGATGAAGAGTATAATAGTGATGAAAAAGAAATGGCAGAAGGTGGGGTAATTCACGCAGCTACAGGCTTTGCTGGAACAACAACAGCTACTCAACAGTTAGGAAGTAGAGCATCTAACTTTGGCAATACAGCAACTAGAACACAACCTACTAAAAAATATACACCACCACCAATACCAACTGCACCACCTGTAGGTGGATTTAAATATGGATCACAACAAGCTGGTAAAAAAGGTAAATTGTCTTTTGACCAACTTTTTAAAGAGGCAGGTGCGGCAGATGAATACAGAACGTATGTAAATGATGCTGGTGCAGAAATACAAGTTCCGTTTAAAAATGGTAAAGTTATGACTGGGTTTACAATACCTGAAGGATATAAACCAAAGACAGAAAAGGTAGACACAGCTAAAACACAGACTACAAAAACTAAAACAGCACGTGTAGAGCAAGAGAGTGGTGACAGCGATCCAAGAGATTCTCAATCTGTTGTAAGTTTAGGTGGTTCAATAGGACCTGATGGCAGGGTAACAGGTGCTAAGTCTTTTGCTTTTAGTGTCAATCCACCAAAAGGTATGGGTATAAATGTTATAACTATGGGTAAAATGATAGCTGGTGGTATTACTGGTAATTATCCTAAAGGCACAACATTTAACTTTCAAACTCTTGATAAAAATGGAAGACCTGTTGGTGGTATAGTGAAGAATGTTCCAGCTTCAGTTTATCAAAATGCTAAAACTATTACAGATAGAAAAGGTGTGAAAAGAACAAGTATAACAAGCGACAGTGCAAATGATTTAGCAAAAACACTATCTGCTATGGAAAACTTTGATGCTGGAGATTTAACTTATGAAGAATTATCAAACTTAGGTACTACACCTGAACAGATAGCTCAAAACATAAAAGATTCTCAGTTTACTAAAGAACAAGAAAAAAGAGCAGAAAGAATTACCTCACAGAAGATTGGTGATGAACCTATGACTGGAGTAGGCGATGATGATACAAAATATTTTGGAAGTGACAAAGGTACACAAGTTGAGGGTGGCATTGTCTATGACGATCCTGTTGGAATAGGTTATGATGATTCGCCTAGCGATAGTGGAATAAGCTCTTCACAGCAAGATACCTCCGTAGATGATGTAGGTTCAGAAGAAGATCCCGGATCATATGGAGCTAGTGTAGGATCAATGGGTGGCATGGGAGACTTCAACATAGGTGGACTTGCAGGTAAAAAGAAAACAAAAGTTAAAAAGATGAAGCGAGGTGGATTAGCTTCTAAAAAGTAATCCCCATTTAGAACTAGCTTACTTAACCCCCAACATGGCTACGTTAACCCTAGGAGAAATAAAATGGCAGAACCAGCTAAAGACGTAATGGTGAAAGATGCTACACCAACTAAAAAAGCATTTATAAGTAGACCTTATTCTCAAGAAGAGAGACTAAAGAAAGATGAAGAAGAACTTGCAAGGCTCATTGAAGAGCAAAAAGGTTCAAAAGAGACTAGCGAGGAGAAAGAGGAAAGTGAAGCAGAACCGACTTCTGCTGAAGAAAAAACTTTTAAGAAGCGATATGGAGATTTACGCAGACATACCCAAGAGAAAGAAAAGCAATTTCAAAATCAGCTAAATGAGTTAAAGACTCAGTTAGAACAAGCTACTAAGAAAGAAATGAAATTGCCAAAGTCTGATGAGGATATAGAGGCATGGGCAAAAGATTACCCTGATGTTGCAAAGATTGTAGAAACAATAGCTATGAAAAAAGCTATGGAGCAATCTAAAGCTTTAGAAGAACGTGTAAAGCAAATAGATGAAATGCAACATAATGCTGTAAAAGATAAAGCTGAAGCACAATTATTGTCGCTACATCCAGACTTTACAGATATAAGAGAAAGTGATGACTTTCACGAATGGGCAGAAGAACAGCCTAAATGGGTACAAGACGCACTATATGAGAATGATAATGATGCAAGATCAGCAGCAAGAGCAATTGATCTCTACAAAGCAGATAGAGGTATTAACAAGGGAACTAAGACAAAGAGTGATAAAACTGCTGCTAAAGCAGTTAATACTCAAAGCACAAGAACAAATATTGATGCTGAAGGGAGTAGTAACAAAATCCGTGAGTCAGCAGTTCAAAAAATGAGTGCTAAAGAGTATGAGAAAAAATCAGAAAGTATAATGGAAGCTATCCGTAGTGGTAACTTTATTTATGATGTCTCTGGTAATGCTAGATAAAAGCTTGACAAAGTTTTAAATCTAAGTATAACTATAGATAACTAGAGGTGTAGTGTAACCCCTTTTGGATACTTATGCTACATCTACACGACTTTAATAGACTACCCAATTATGTGAGCCTACAAAAGATTAGCTATCTTTATGTACAACCTCAACGCATGAATGGTCCTTATAAAGTAAAATGACTAAAAGATAGTGCATAACTATATGCACATTAGATAAATGTTAAAGGAGATAAAAATGGCATTTACAGCAGCGGCTGGCTATGGTAACCTCCCTAACGGTAATTTTAGTCCTATTATTTACAGCAAACAGGTACAACTTGCATTCCGTAAGGGTTCTGTTGTTGAAGCAATCACCAATAATGATTACTTTGGTGAAATTGCAAATATGGGCGATTCCGTTAAGGTTATTAAAGAGCCAGAGATTACAGTTAAGGCATATTCTAGAGGAACTACTATTACTCCTCAAGACCTTGACGATGAAGAGTTTTCACTTACTATTGACAAAGCTAACTACTTTGCATTTAAAGTGGATGATATTGAAGAGGCTCACTCTCACGTTAACTTTCAGCAGTTAGCATCTGATAGAGCAGCTTATAGACTTGCTGACCAATTTGACCAAGACGTGCTTGGTTATATGTCAGGTTTCAAGCAATCAGCAATACACGGTACAGCAGATACAGCTAATACAACTGTTAACGGTGCAAAGGCAGTATCTACAGCAGGTTCTGACGAACTATTATCTTCAATGAAGTTAGATGCTTCTGACTTTACTGATGGTTCAGGAACTGCAGGAAGTGCAAGTAATAGTATTATTATTCAACCTAGAACAGGTGGAGCAACTGATGCTACTCCTGCAGCAGGAAGCACTTTCCCATTAACTGTGATTGCAAGAATGGCAAGAAAGCTAGATCAGCAGAATGTAGACACTAATGGTCGTTGGCTTGTACTTGACCCTGTATTTATTGAAATGCTAAAAGATGAAGATTCAAGATTATTCCAAGCAGATTGGGGTGGAACTGGACTTCAGAATGGATTAGTATTAAATAGCTTACACGGTTTTAAGGTATATCAATCCAATAATCTTCCCGCCGTGGGAACTGGTCCTGCAACTGCGGCTGCATCTAATACTTCTAACTATGGTATTATTGTAGCTGGTCATAGTTCATCAGTAGCAACTGCCGAGCAAATCAATAAGACAGAGACTTATAGAGACCCTGATTCTTTTGCAGATATTGTTCGTGGTATGCATTTGTATGGCAGAAAGATTCTTCGCCCTGAAGCAATCGTGACTGCAATTTATAATATAGCATAAGGAGATTTAATTATGGCTTTAGGTGATAATACTACTTCTCCAGCAAGAGGTAATAGTGCTAGAGGAAGGCAACCTTACATGATTCAGCATGAGCTAAACTTAGCAACTGCTGTTACTGATAAAGGTACTGCTCTAGCAGCCAACGATGTTATTCCGGGTTTAACTATTCCAGCTAATACTTTGATCTTAGCAGCAGGTCTAGAAGTTACTGAAGCTCACGCAGGTACTTCTACAGACACTGACTTTGACTTTGGTGTTACTGGTGGTGACTTAGATAACTTTGTTGATGGTTTTGATTTTGATGGTGCATCAGTAGGTGACTACGCATTTAAGGCAGGACAAACTCCTGTTCTTATTGGTGGTACTTCTGATACTATTGATATTGAAATTCAAGCAATGACCGGTACTACAACTGGTGGTAAACTAAGAATGTTTGCTGTCGTTATGAATGTTGATGACCAAGGTGACTTGGCAGCCAACGAGGTAGACCGAGATACATTGGCTTAAACTTTTTTCTAGGGGAGCAGGGTAACTTGCTCTCCTACACTTATAAGGATTATTATGGCAGAAACTTACCTAACATTAACAAATAAAGTAATAGCAAGGTTGAATGAGGTTGCATTAACTTCTGCAAACTTCACTAATGCTAGAGGTATACAAGTTCAATGCCAAAACGCAGTTAATGAATCAATTAGATTTATTAATCAAAGAGAATTTAATTATCCATTTAATCATGCTACAGAAACTAAAACATTAACAGCAGGTGTTGTTAGATATAGTTTACCTACATCTACTAAAACTGTGGATTATCATACATTTAGAATAGTTAAAGATAGTGATTTAGGTAATAATGGATATAAACTAGGAATGCTTGATTATAATGATTACATAAATAGAGTTGTAAATCAAGAAGACGAAATAAGCACCACAACCACAACTACAACACATACAGATAGTGTGACAACAATAACTGTATCTAGTACAACAGGCTTTGATAGTGCAGGAACAATAGTTGTAGGCAATGAAACAATTACATACACAGGTACAACAAGCACTACATTTACAGGATGCACTAGAGGTGCATCAAGCACTACTGCAGCCTCAATAGCTAGTGGTGTTACAGTAGCACAGTTTGATGGTGGAGGTGTTCCTGAATATGTAGTAAGAACACCAGATAATAATTATTTATTTTATCCTTTTCCAAACAAATCATATTCTGTAAAATTTGACTATTATACATTTCCAAGTGACTTATCAGCACATGGTGATACTACATCTATACCTGATAGATTTGCTCCTGTAATAGTGGATGGTGCTACAGCATTTGTTTATCAGTATAGAGGTGAGACACAACAGTATCAGCTTAATATGCAAAGATTTGAACAAGGTATAAAAAATATGCAAACACTATTAGTGAATAAATTTCAATACTTACGTTCAACTTTTATACCTAGAGTTGGTGTATATAATTCAGGTAGTGTAGATATTAGGTCTGTATAATGGCAGATCAGTCTCAAACAGTACCATCTGCATTTAACTGTGAAGGTGGTTTAGTTCTTAACCGTTCTACCTTTATGATGAAACCGGGTGAAGCATTAGAACTACAAAACTTTGAGCCTGATATAGAAGGTGGGTATAGAAGAATAAATGGGTTTAGTAAGTATGTATCAGCAGTAGTTCCTCAGACATCTTCTTCTTCTGAAAAAGTTTTAATGGTTTGTACCTTTGCAAGTAAAGTTGTAGCAGCTAGAGGAACAAATATATTTCAAGCCACTCCGGGTGGGTCTTCATGGACAACTATAGATAGTGGCAGAACAAGTGCAGGTAAATATAACTTTGAAAGATTTAACTTTGATGGTAACGATAAGTTAATTGTAGTAGATGGAACAAACGCACCAACAGTTTTTAATACATCTTTTACAGCAACAGATGTATCTTCAGGTGGTGGTGGAGAAGTAAGCACAGCAGTAACAGGTGCTAAATTTGTTGTAGCATTTAAAGAACATATGTTTTATGCTGGTATGTCAAGTGCTAAACAAGAGTTAGTATTTAGTGTGCCTTTTGATGAAGATAACTTTGCCACAGGTAGTGGTGCAGGAACTATTAAAGTTGATGATGAGATAACAGGACTTAAAGTTTTCCGTGAAGACTTATTTATATTTTGTCAAAATAGAATATTTAAATTATCAGGAACATCAACTAGCAATTTTGCTATAACAGCAGTAACAAGAGATATAGGATGTATCAATGGGGATACAATCCAAGAATTTGCAGGTGACTTAATATTCTTAGGTCCTGATGGTTTAAGAACTATTGCAGGTACTGCAAGAATTGGTGACGTTGAATTAGGAACTATAAGTTCTAATGTACAAAGTTTATTTGACGCAAATTTATCAAGTGCATCAGAGTTTGACTCTGTAGTCATACCTGATAAAACACAGTATAGAATATTCTTTACAAAAGATGGCACAGGAGAAAATGCAACTAAAGGTGTCTCTCCTGTGGCCATCCTAGTAGTCATTATTCCTATGACC